TCTGTGTCATGGGATTTACTGCGAAAGTTTGTTAATGGAAAGGAAGCCGCCAAAGTTGCCGACGTTATTGCGAAACTTACAGCCACTCAGGCATTTGCTGCATTTATCCTTCGTGATATCGGACGTTGTCTGGTCATATTCATCCGCGACCGCCGGACCGTGATAACCGCACTCATCGCCGCGATAGGTCCAGGTGCAGGTGTTGGCCAACATGATACGTCCCGGAAAAACAGTTCTTCCTGTCGCGTCATTCATCCTCTTCGGATAAGGCACGGGCGTATTCTGCCAGTGTTTTCTTGTTGGTTGCTGCACCATCCTCTTCCTGCAGGCTCGCCAGCAGTGCACTGAGATCCAGCTGCCAGCGGGAAATACTGATGCGCAGCGCCGCCAGCGCATAAACGAAGCAGTCGAGCGCCTCATTGCGTCGCTTTTTGCTGTCCCACAGTATTTTTTTCCTGCCATCCACCCATTTTTCGACCTGCTCTTCAGCAGTCAGCTGCTGCGCTTCGGTCAGATCAAAAATATCCGGGTTATTCGGGAAGTGAACGGCACCGGGAAGCGGTTCATCCCCTTCCGGCGTCAGTGTGAAGCGGTTATAAATTTGCTCTTTCGCGGTATCCGTACCGATTTCGGTAAGGTAAACCCCGTTTTTGTTTCGCTTACGAGGCATGCTGGCCACCGGCTTACCGTAGACGGATGCCCCTTTAATGGGGATCACCCGGAACAGCCCATGTTTTTTCGAGCGTTCATACACAATGGTCGGGTCAATCCCGCCAGTATCCCAGCAGATACGGGATACCGACATTTCTGCACCATTCCGGCGGGTATAGGTTTTATTGATGGCCTCATCCACACGCAGCAGCGTCTGTTCATCATCGTGGCGGCCCATAATAATCTGCCGGTCAATCAGCCAGCTTTCCTCACCCGGCCCCCATCCCCATACGCGCATTTCGTAGCGATCCAGCTGGGAGTCGATACCGGCGGTCAGGTAAGCCACACGGTCAGGAACGGGCGCTGAATAATGCTCTTTCCGCTCTGCCATCAGCTCGGCATCCGGACGTTCACCGATTTTCGCTTCCCATGTCTCACCGAGCGTGGTGTTCACGAAGGTTTTACGTTTTCCCGTATCCCCTTTCGTTTTCATCCAGTCTTTGACAATCTGCACCCAGGTGGTGAACGGGCTGTACGCCGTCCAGATGTGAAAGGTCACACTGTCAGGCGGTTCAATCTCTTCACCGGATGACGAAAACCAGAGAATGCCATCACGGGTCCAGATCCCGGTCTTTTCGCAGATATAACGGGCATCAGTAAAGTCCAGCTCCTGCTGGCGGATGACGCAGGCATTATGCTCGCAGAGATAAAACACGCTGGAGGGGTCATCCGGCGTCCATTTGAGGCCAAACGGCGTCTCTTTGTCGCCAAATTTAAGATACTGCTCCTCCCCGCAGTGCGGGCAGGCAACATGAAAACGCATAAAATGCGGGGATTCACTGGCTGCACGCTCAATCTGACAGGTGCCTCTCACTTTGGGCGTGGAGCCACGGATGGACTTTGGCCAGACCGAGCCTTCAATACGCTTATCGCCCAGGAACGTCGGAGAGCCTTCCTGTTCAATATCATCATCAAAGGCAGCAAGTTCATCATAACCCGCCACATCCACTGACTTTTCACGGTAGTTTTTTGCCGCTTTACCGCCCAGGCACCAGAAGCCACGACCATTGGTGAAACGCTTCATGGTGAGCGTGTTATCCCGGTGCTTTTTGCCATACCACGGAGCCAGCGCCAGCAGCGACGGAATATCACGGATGGTCGGCTCAACGTGGGTTTTCATGAAGTTTTCGGCATCGCCATCCGTCGGCAACCAGATAAGGGTGTTGCGCTGCTTATGCTCTATAAAGTAGGCATAAACACCCAACAGCATTTTGGAATAACCGACACGGGCAGACTTCACCACATTCACCTCACGGATGTAGTCGCTGCCCATCGCATTCATGATGGCCCGCTGAAAGGGCAGTGTTTCCCAGCACCCTTCCTGGTATGCGGATTCTTTCGGGAGATAGTAATTGGCATCCGCCCATTCAACGGCGGTCTGTGGCTCCGGCCTGAACAGGGCACGAAGCCCGGCGCGGACAAAATGCCGCAGCCTGTCAACCTGACTGTTCGATATATTCACTCAGCAACCCCGGTATCAGCTCATCCAGCGCGGCTGCTTTGTTCATGGCTTTGATGATATCCCGTTTCAGGAAATCAACATGTCGGTTTTCCAGTTCCGGAAAACGCCGCTGCACCGACAGGGGGATCCCGTCGAGAATACTGGCAATTTCACCTGCGATCCGCGACAGCACGAAAGTACAGAATGCGGTTTCCACCACTTCAGCGGAGTCTCTGGCATTCTTCAGTTCCTGTGCGTCGGCCTGCGCACGCGTAAGTCGATGGCGTTCGTACTCAATAGTCCCTGGCTGGAGATCTGCCTCGCTGGCCTGCCGCAGTTCTTCAACCTCCCGGCGCAGCTTTTCGTTCTCAATTTCAGCATCCCTTTCGGCATACCATTTTATGACGGCGGCAGAGTCATAAAGCACCTCATTACCCTTCCCACCACCTCGCAGAACGGGCATTCCCTGCTCCTGCCAGTTCTGAATGGTACGGATACTCGCACCGAAAATGTCAGCCAGCTGCTTTTTGTTGACTTCCATTGCTCATTCCACGGACAAAAACAGAGAAAGGAAACGACAGAGGCTAAAAAGCCCGTTTTCAGCACCTGTCGTTTCCTTTCTTTTCAGGGGGTGTTTTAAATAAAAACATTAGGTTACGGCGAAGAAGAACGGAAACGCCTTAAACCGGAAAATTTTCATAAATAGCGAAAACCCGCGCGCCTTCCGCCCCGTAACCTGTCGGATCGCCGGAAAGGACCCTAGAAATGATAATAATTATCATCTACATGTCACAACGTGCATCTACGCCATCAAACCACGTCAAATATGACGCAGGTATCGTATTAATTGATCTGCGTCAAATTAACGTAAAAGCAACTTCAGATAATACAAATCAGCAACACTGAATATGGGGAAACATTATGTCATCAAAGAACAGAACCCGCAGAACAACAACCCGCAACATCCGATTTCCAAACCAGATGATTGAACAAATTAACATCGCTCTTGATCTGAAAGGTTCAGGAAACTTTTCAGCGTGGGTTATTGAAGCCTGCAGAAGAAGGCTGTCAACAGAGAGTTCGGGTATGAATTACATAATTAAGTAACATGGTGTTCACAGAACACGCAGTTACCGGACACATCAGTTTTCCATTCGCTCCCCGGCAGTACAGGCTTCCCCTCTGACGGGATAGCCTGAAAAAATAACACAGAAAATTATTTGTTATAATTAATATAACTTACTCAAAAAAAAGCGACGAGAAAATCAGCATCAACGAACAATAAGCGCCAATACGTGATAACAAATGGCAGCCATATTTATCTGCAGTATAAGCAATGGACAGGATAACCACACCAGAAACCGTCAGCATAAAATCCATTTGAACTTCCCCGGACAAAATCGACTCATCTAAAGATTTACAGCTCTTTTTATTATCAATATGTTAAAAGTAAAATAAACAGATGTTCAATAACACGAATACAAAAACGTGCTGAAATTCAATGAATCCATTTCTGTGTCATCAATTAATAGTGATAAACATCCGGCTTCTTCCACCATCGCACCGGACAGGCGGCTATGAGGGGACAACGCCGCGCTCCGTTAACGCGGTAAACCCCGGTGTGTATCGTTTTTGATTATCCCCGCACACTCGCGCAGAAGGAATTCCCCGTCGGGCTACGGTCATGGTTAATGCGGGAATACGGCGACGATACAGCGCATAATGTGTCAGGCTTGAATACCTTTATCCGTTAAAAGGGATATCAGTTAAGTTATCCCGTGTAGGGTATAAGCCATTGTCGAGACCACTCATTGAATGGCCTCTGCAATAACCGATGTCTTTCCATCAGTCCGCCACCACAAAGAATCTTTTTTGCCTTAAGGCTGGAGCTTCATCTTTCAGTGGCTGCCAGTGTTATTTCCCCACTTACTGGCTTGGGTTGTTTCGCTGTACTGCCGTAACTGGTTGCCAAGAATAAATTCTGGTTTCATTATCAAGCCCACCCGTAGATAGGCTTTGTCATGGCTACTTCTTCAGAAATGATTCGATGAATTCACGTCGGGGATGACGATAGTTCAGAATATCTTCTGGCATCCTCATAAAGCGGTTGTTGCCGTCTTTGGCAGTAACAAAACAGCTGTGAACTCCGCAGACATCCGTTTTTATTGTGTCGCTATACTCAAAAAGCAACTGAGCCATCTTCTCTTGCCATTCTGGCGGCATAGCCTCCATGAATACTCGCGGCATCACGCAGAACGGCGCATGCGTAAGACCAAACCACAGTTGCAGGTCTTTACGATATTCTTCATCCATCGTCTTTACCTTTGTTGCAATAAAAAGCCCCGCGAATGCGAGGCTAAATCCTGGTATTTGTAATGACTGGCTCTTATCTCAACGCAGCCCCTTACCGCGCGCAAGATGCTCAATATCAAGCATCAGCAATGAGATGTTTAATCTGGATTCACTCCAGAAGTGTTCACCACCCTGTCTACAGAGCCAGATGTGAAGAATGATAAGTAAAATTATCGCTATCATCGAAGGCATTGCGTCCTGATGTATTCCTGAAGCGTTCTCAGTGCTGTTTGGTCGCTGATGATTCCGTCCCGGATACCGAGAACGTTTCGTCCAGCAACTGGAGAGAGTTCGACGGTGGCATCATTGCCCATGCCGGAGGCGCTGGAGGCTTCGGCTGAGGATTGAACCGCCCCGGAAATCCTGGAGACTAAACTCCCTGAGAAAGAGGTAAACAGGATGACTAAAAATACTCGTTTTTCCCCCGAAGTCCGTCAGCGGGCGATT